CCAGCCGCATCAATCCCAACTTCTCCCTCGGCCGCTGGAAGCAGTTCGCCTCCATCCGCCTCCTGCCCGGCGACGAAGCCGCCGGCATCATTCTCGCCGAACTCGTCTCCGGCTCCTTCGATCTGCTTGTCGTGGGCATCCGCGCCGGCCGTTATATGGACGCGCTCCTCGGTGGCGCCACTCTCCACACCCTCATCAGCCAGGCCCCCTGCCCCGTCCTCACCATGCGAAGCTGAGGGATCGTGCGCGCCTGGGCCACGGTTTCCGGCGCACGTGAAATGAGCGCCGTCCGAATACGAACGGACAAATTTGTGCTCGACGCCGTTACAGTTGATGCCTGCTGCCTCGGTGCCTCGCACGCTCGCATCGCGTACCGCGCCGGCATCGAGCGATTGCCTGGCCTGTGGCCGGCCCTTCTGCCCGTGGCACGAGTGCGCCTGCAAGGTGCAGAATCAAACACTACCGGCCAGGGTTCCACAGAATGGCGGGCGAGGCGGGAATCGAACCCACAACCCCCGGCTTAGAAGACGCATTTTTGCGTTTCTATCCGCTTTCCATATCTTGCATTAACATCCACTAATTCATTTACTTAGGATGCTTTTTCGTACGGGCCAATTCCTGCCAATTACAGCCATTTCCGTCCAGGAGTACCCGCAATTTCCCCCGCAATATTTGAGCCCCGATCCGGTGTGCAATCGTGGCGGATTACGGGCGCGGTTCCATGCCGTCGTAAAGGTCCACCATAGCCTTGATCGTCCTCAACTGAGAGCCGTTCAGTTTCACGCTGATTTGCGAGGCGCCTTGCACAACGGCCACGCGAACGTCCGAGGCATTCGCCATCTTACGAATAAGCTGCTCGTCTGGAATCGTGATGGTGCTGGAAGTTCCCCAGAGATAGGGCAGACCCTTGTCGCCCCACTCCGCCGTTGTGGCGGACGTGGACGCACCATCGGCAACGCATACAACCGTCCCGCTCTCTACTTGCTTTCCCTGGCTTTTTATGGTGACCACGAGGGCGACGCGCTTGTGCCTTTTGTCGAGGCTCTGAACGATTACCGGGTAAACCTGCCAAACGTGCGTCATGCCGAACAGGGCGCCGTGAAGACGGCTCGACGCCTCCCAGATACGTTTTGCCGGACGATAGTCCATGCTCTGAGTTGCGGAGTCTACCGCTTGCGTAATGGCGACCTCCCCGTCTGTTTCCGCCTTTCCATCAAGGGGCAATGTAGCCAGCAGCGCCCCCAACAGCATCCAAACGATCACCTTCACCATTGGCGTCTCCTTGCATCACCACCACGGTGGTTTGATCCGAACTCTACCGCTGTTCAGGCGCATAACGCCAGTGTTATCCGGAAAGACAAAAGGCCCGCTGCGCTCTCCACGCGGCGGGCCAAGGGATAACCTGAGATGTGCCCAAGTAGACTAACGGGCCTTGGAAAGTGGGCTCCGCCGGCGATCATCTGCCATCGCCGACATTGCCGCGGTGGTGAAGTGTGGAAGAGCAGCATTCAAGCCGCGGTAAACCGCCGCTTCGGTTTCGGCCGGATCGTTCGATCCGCGGGCGTCGACACTGATCGGCATGTGCAGATTTCCGCCGATTGCCGTGCGGCTGTTCGGCGTGACGTGCGCGGAATGCGGCATGGACATAATTTCCGGCCCTTCCTCGCCCACCAGAAACGGCATGTTCGATGGAGTGTCACCGCCGCCAGCGAAGCCGGGAATCAGCGACGTTAGTTCCGGCGTCTCCGTTTGCAGTCCAGAGGTATCCCCGCTCTGCTGCTTGAGGATGGAAGACAGGCCGCCAGCGCCGAATCCGCCGGCGCCATCGCCCACCATCTTCACGTACAGCGGGTTAGACTGCGATCCGTCCGGCTTCTGGAGTCCCTTCAGGCCGAACTTAGAAAGCAGCGGGCCTTCCACGTTCTCCATCGCCATGTTCAACCCGCGACTGGCATCAGAGCGAAGCGAACCCGCCACGGCGTTCTTAAGCCCGCGGCGGTAATCCTGCCCGCTGTTCGCCTTCGCCATCAGCGCGGAAGAAAGCGCCTGATTCATCCCATCGATGGAAGACGTAACCAGGTTTGCAATGTGGCCGCCGAAATCATTGAACTGCTGGGCCAGCTTCCCGCACGCCTCCCGAACCTGATCCATAGCGCCGGCCGCATCGATGGCCGCCTGATCCTGCTGGGCCTGAAGATCGCGCTGGCCGTTCAGCGTGGCCATCTGGTTCTGAAGCCCGGACACCTGGGCATTCTTCTCCATCGGCGTCAGATACCCGGCCGCCTTCACCTGATCCATCGCCGCCTGAAGCCGGCCGATTTCTGCCGAGTACTCCTGCGTGTGCATCTGGGCGCGGAGCGTGGCGGCGTCCAGCCGAGACATTTGCCCGGTTGTCACTGCCATCTGTAACGATTGCTCCGCCAGCGCCTGGGCGTTCTGCTGCTGGATCAGTGGCGCTTCGTTCAGGTTCTTCAGCCACTCCACCACAGCCCTGCTCTGCTCCTGAATTCCCCTTGTAACTTCAGGATCGCGGGACAGATCATCGGCCGCCACCGGCTCCGCGGCGCTCTTGTTCCACTCATCCATCAGCCGGCCGTGTTCTGCGTGCTGGCCGGCGATTGCTTTGTTCGCCTCCGCCAGCGCCTCCTGATACGCCTGGGAACCGTCATGGAGCATGGCGGCGCGGGCAATCCAGAAGTTCGCTTCGTCCGCCAGCGTCATATCCCGCGTGGCTTTCTCCTGAACCAGTTCATCCTGCATCGCCCGGATTATCTGGTCCTGTTGCTTTTTCTGGGCTTCGGCGAACTTCGCCGCGGCCGCCTTCGCTTCCTCCAGGCGACTACTTTTCAGGGTCCGGGACTCATTCTGCGCGTTCAGGTCTTCGGAGTCCTGCTGCTGGGTCAACGTGTCCCGATACCCCTGAAGGATATTCACGTTCGCCGCCCGGCCGCCCACATCCGCCCATGTGTTCACCTGGGCGAGACGCGAGTTCACCCACTGGAGCGCGGCGGCGCGGATCGCGTCCAGCGTAGCCTTCGCCTGGCGGGCCTGATCGGAGTTCGCGTCGGTTGCGCGAACCGCGTTCCGGTAGGCGTAAGCCTGATCGGATAACCGCTGATCCCAGTAGTTAACGCTGCCCTCCGTCCCCCTCGTGGCGTACTGGCCCGAAACCAGCGAGTGCAGCGGTCCCACGTGGTTCTTTTCGAGTAGCTGGGCAATCTGCTGGTTATCCTTTTCCAGCGAAGCGGCCAGTTTATCGGCGGCGATCCGGGCTTCGTCTATCTCCACCGCCAACTGGTTCTGGTGTCTCCCCTCCAGTTTTGCGATCTGGTTTCCCAGTTCGTCATTAGTCTTCCGCAGTTCATCGTTCGCCAGAATCGAACTGGCGTTCATCTCGCGGAAGCCGCGGCTGATCGCGTCCGGCATCTTGCGGGCGTTCTCGATGAACTTAACAACCTCTTCGCTCATTCTGGTAAAAACGCCCAAAAGAGCAATAGCGCCCACTGCGGGGAACGCTGCGACCAGCGCGGTACGGAGTCCGGGGATCGTGGCAATAAACCGCTCCGCCGCCCGGATATTATTCGTCATATTGCCTTCGAGAACACGAAGGGCGGCAGAAGAGGCTTGCCAAGGGGCGACGGTTCCATGTGCGGCCGCCTGTGAACTCCGGGCGAACTGGTTTAACTGGGCCTGTGCAGACTTCAGCGCCGCGCTGTATGTGGCGGCGTCCGCCGTCAGGATGATTTTTACTTTACCCGCTGCTTCCGACATTGTGTATTCCTCAAAATAGGTGGGGCGCTCACCCAAAAAGGATTGGCGCGTAAGAAATCGGGCTTCGAGATTCGGACGACTTCCGGAAAAACGAAGCGGAGAGGCCGCGCAAAGTCCGCACAGTCTCTCCGCTCACTTCCCACACATGGGCCGGCCCAGTTCGACCTTTACGTGTGGGTAACCATCTTCAGGATCGGATGGGTGCCGGCGTCAGTGGAGTAGCCGCCGATCCGGGCGTAGGCCAGGAAGCCCACTTCCAGCGTGTCGACGAACCGCTCGTCCAGGCGCCGAATGCTCACGTCGCCATCCGTCCGAAGCAGGTAGCCCTGTTGCAGGTCACCCAGCAGGACACCCGTCGCGCCCGGCGTGGTCGCCACCGGAAGCGCCTGATTTAGACAGATGGGCAACCCGAGGATGTAATCCAGGGTGCCGGTGTTCGGGCTCGGGATGAACAGCGGACGACCCAGCGTGTCCTTCTGGCCCATTACCCAAACACGGGTCGCTTGGTTCATCACCCAACGGCCATTGGCGATATATGCCGGCTCCAGCGCGCCATAGCACGCGCAGAAGTCGTCATACGTGGGTCCGGTGTTAGCGGCCATGGTAGCGCCAAGGGTCGCTCCAGCAACCATCGAGGCCACATTGGAGCCGTTGCCGTTGGAAAGCAGGTACTCCAGACCGCGGTAGTAGCGAAGCCCGAAGGCATCGCGCATCCACTCGTTCAGATCGAATGCGGAATCCTCCAGTTCCTGAATGGACACCTTCACGAGAGTTGCCACGGTGTCGGTGTTGCTGATGAACCCGTTGAATGCGGGGTCTTGCTCGCCCACAACGGTGGTTTCCGCGGTGAGGGTGGTCAGTGTGTTCACCGTGTCGTTCGCCAGCGCAATTCGCATGGGCGCGCCGTTGTTGTTTGTCACCTTCTTCCGGACGTAGCTGACCGAATTCCCCACCAGCTTCTGGGCTGCGATCAGGGTTGGCAGGAAGAGTTGTGGCACGAGCACGCCAGTGGTTCCCGTGAGCGTAATGTCGCGGCGCTCACGGAGCAGTGCGCGCTCCTCGCGGTCCAGTTCTTCTTTGCCGAAGCGGATGTATTTCTCGAAGGCGCGAACCTCCGCCCGCTGCCGTGGATTCACCGCGGAGTTTCCCTCATAGGCGGGGATTCCGGCGGCGCGCGCCTCTGACGCCTTCGCGGCCAGTGTCTCCAGGGCATCGATGTCCTTTTCCACCGCGGCGCAGTCATTCATGATCGCCGTGGCCCTGGAACGCTGTTCGGAGGTCGGGTTTGCACTGAGCAGAATCGCCTGGGCATCGCTGATCAGCTTCAGGCGCTTTTCTTTGAGTTCCAACATGGTTGGCATTGCTTTTCCTCGTAGGGTGGATTGCAGGACAACCGGCGCCCCGGCGCTGGCCTCTATGCAGCGGGACGGGCGGATGCGATTGAACGCACCAGCACATGACCGGCCGCCCGGTCCCACGTGAAACTTTGCGAACCTAGAATTGGTGGGTTGCGGTGCGCTCTATGGGCGCGTGTGCGCCCGGCGCACAGGGCGAAGACGCTCTGCCTTCGGTTTCTTTGGGCCTCATCACCCTTCCGCACAAGCGACAGCGCCTCTGGGCCAACAGCGCACGAGTCTCCCGCTTCGCTTCCCGCCGGCATTCGTCTGAGCAGTAGGGCGATCCGCGGCGGACACGCTTTTCATCGGCGATCACACCGCCGCACTTCGTACAGAAGCGCGTCATGGCTTCACCTGATCGGGCTCTGTGGTCAACAGCAGTTCCATGTTCTGCATGTTCAGGGGTGCCCAGTAAACGTCGCCCACCGCCCCGATGGAGTTCTCGCCCAGCTTGCGGCGCACGAAGTTTGTGTTGAAGAACCCCCACTGCTTGCCGATGGCGAATCCCTCCATCGTGGTTTTGAAATCGCCGCGGAGGCGTTCACTGACATCGAATTCCGCCACAACCGGGCCGGCTTCCCGCCCACTCCTCTGAAGCAGCTTCCGCTTCACTTCCTGTTCTATCCTGGAGAGGTAGACGCGAAGCGTATCGATCACATAGCCCAGGTTCTGCTGCTCCGCGTTGTTGTTGCTCATGCGGCTGGTATCGCCGATGCGATGCGGTGGGACGCCGAACAGCGCGGCAATTTCCGTGCGCTGATAATTGCGCGTCTGAAGGAACTGAGAATCTTCCGGCGAAATCCCGATCTGGTGATACGTCCAATTCCCGGGAAGAACGGCGATCCCGCCGTTATTCTCTCCGCCCACTGTTTCCTTCCACGTGTCTTTCATCTGGCGCGTCTGCTTCGGGTCTAACTCACCCGTGGAAGACAGAACGCCAGACGGCCGGGCGCCATTGCCGAAGAACCGGCCGCCGAACTTCTCCGCGGCGCGGGCGAGCCCGATACCCTGGCGGGCCAGCGCGATAGGCGAGAACCCGTACACGCCGTTAAAGCTGAACAGCGGAATGTGGAGCATGTCCGCGGACTTGATAGTGCGAACCCGCCCGTTCATCTCCCCATCGGTGGTTTCATACACCAGTTCGTTGTTTACACGCTTCGGCGTGGTGAGCCGTGGATGTAGCGGCCACAGCCCGAGTACCTTCCCGGTGTAGGGTTGGCGCTGAATCTCGGCGTACCCGTTGCCAGTGAGTGCCAGCGAGCCCACGATGCTTTCCCAGAACGTGAACGCCGTCATTTCATCGTTCGGCCCGTACCGGAGCAACTGGGCCAGATCGTGCTCTGTCTCCTGCTTGCGTCCCCCGCTTGTGATCCGAAACAGCCGGCATGGAAGACTGGCGCAATCGCCGGCGATAACCCGGACGCAGGCATAGACGGAGTTTTGCTGAAGCGCCGTCTGTTCGTTGACGATTTCGCCGGCGGCTGTGGGTTCACCGTTCGCCAGCCAGGCCAGAAAGCCGGCCGCGGAAAGAGGGATAGCGGGGTTATTCAGCGGATCGCTGCTCCGCAGTTCCCTGAAGGCATTCGATAAGCGATTCCAAAACTTCATCTGGTTTGCTCCCTCACATCGGCTTGCGGCCGTCGTCTTCCCAATCGTCGCCATTCAAAAACTTCTCCAGCGGGTCCGCTTTCCCTTGATCGCCGGGCACGTGGATTCTGGAACGCGAAGATGGGTCCAGCCCGAAGAGTGCGGCTGCTCGGATCATCGCGGCCAGTGCATCCTTGGCGACTCCAACCGCGGGATGTCGGCGGATTTTGTGACCCACCACCTTCCCGCTCTTGTTGACGATTGGCTCTTGGACCGTCTGGCCTTCGGTTTCGATCAGGCGCTCGGCGGATTGCCAGCGCGCCCAGCTTTGGCAGTAGGCGGCAAGCGCCGCCTGGTCGACGGCCTTCACCATGTCCAGAGGCCGAAGAGCCTTCATCACCCGCAGCCATTCAACCTTTGCGGCCGAAGTGAGCCAGTCTGGGCAAGTAGGCAGCCCGGCGAATTTGGGCTCGTTCCGATTCAACCGGCGATGCCCCGGATTGCCACTGAGTTTCTTTAGCGCGGTGGGTTTTGGTGCTGGTCCCGGCATGGTACTGTCTCCAGAAAATGAAAAATGACTTGAAAATTTCCAACTTGCGGGTGTGTGCGCGAAGCTGGGCGCCGGTCTAGTCGCGTCAACGAGATAACTATTTGACCCCCATACCCCCCATCGGCACGGAGGAGCGTTCAGAAATTCCAGCACGGTCAGATGACGGTATCGGCATCAGCCATACTGCGAATCTCCGCCCGGAGTTGCGCGAGTACGTGACGGATATTCGGGCCGGCTTTGTATTCATGCACCAGGCGCGCCCGTTCCTCACGCCGCTGCTTCGCCAGCGTCACCGCCGCAATCAACGTCGCTAAATCCGGAAACGCCGTCTCGCCCGCCCCGCGGGACGTCATCGAAAGCCCCTCCACCGCTGCCGAGATATCTGGCTGGAGCTGCCCGTTCAACGCCTGGGCGTAGAGCCAAAGGGTCTGTGGCGTCACTGCCGCCTGTCGTGCTTCCGCCAGCGCCGTCAGTTGCATCACAACCCATTGCGCGAAGCGCTTGGCGGGCTGCGTCGACGTTCCCGCCAGTTCGCGCCCGGCTGGAAGTTCGGGTTGCGCCAGAGCCGCCGATTCCGCCGTCATACTTGCCCTCCATCACCTTGCTTACGTTCGTGTCGTTGCCGATGAGCCAGTCAAAGCTGGCGCACCAGCCGTTGCCGTTCTGACCGGAAAGAAACGGCGTAGCCCGACAGCGCCGCACCACAGCCGCGAACCTGTCGAGCGTGAGCCCCTGAGCGATTCGCGTTTTGACCTTCCGCCGGCGGGACTCTGTGAACTCCACGACTTTGGGCAGATGACCGCGGTTCTGATTCCAGACGTTCGCGTATTCCTCTGGCCGCACCGTCACAGAGGCCGGATCGGGTCGCACGTCAGGGCGACTGTCTCCGTTAGGAGACAGTATTGCCTCTGCCTCTGCCTGTGACACATTGCGCACTTGTGCGTCCTGTGCGCTGTTGTGCGCATCCGTGCGCTGCTGTGCGCTGCGTTCCGTCGCTCGAACCCGGCGCATCCGCTCCGCATTTGCCTCCCGGCGCGCTTCCTTCGTCATCATCTCCCGGTATTTCCGGTAGTTGACGAGCTCCCATCCACCATCGACAGCCCGGATGCGGCGCCCGTCTTCATCCTTCGTCCGGCTGTACGGATCGGGCTCCATCAGCGCCGCCAGCGCTGCCTGGCATTCGTCCAGTGAAATGCGGGCCTGGACAGCAAGGCCGGGAATCGCCGCCGCCACGTATCCATCGGCATCTGTCAACGCGAGCATGGTTATCCAGACCTTGCAGACAACCGGGCTCTCGTTCCAGATGGTGGACTGGAGGATCGAAGAAAACAGCTTGGTATATCCACTTGCCATTGCCATCATTTCCTGTTTGCTTTGGGCTGCTGCTCGTGATGGTGCATCATGCCGCCTGCTGGGGCCACACGGGCTCGTGGAGCGGTGGGCGCGGTGCGCATCTGGACGGGTTACCCTGCTCCATTTCTGAATCTGGCCCACGCACCGTAGCCGCCACAGTCACGCGTTTCGGCCGTTCTACGCACATCCCCGAATGGAAACGCGATGGAACCACTTCCATTTCCGGTTTCGGTTCAGCGGCGCAGGTTAGAGTCACGCTGCCGCCCAGCACCACCGGCTGCGCCGGCACCACCACGTGACGAATCAGAGAACCCAGGCATCGCAGCGGGTTCCACATCGCAATGATGACCCGCGCTTCTTCTACACCGGCCACAAAGTCATCCATCAGATGAGCGTTAGGGTAGAGGCTCCGCGCCCTGCTGATGTGCCCGCTTTTATCAGCATCGCTCCACTCTGCTCGGTGACCACCACCGCAGCCGCGGAACATAATTATTCCCCGCTCTCTTTTCAAACAGCCTCCCCAATTCAAGACATATCTGCGATGAATGTAAGGTGCAGGACCGCGCAGCCCGCCCGCGCCGAGGGGGGGTGCTCAGGCGATACGCCACACGCGAACACCCCGCTGGCCGTTCTCCGTCCTCGTACAACAGGTGAATTTGCCGCCGAGTCTGCGAGCCATACGAACGGCGCTCGATGACATGCGCTCGACGGAGACACCTGGCACGAAAAATGAGTCTTCAACCATCAGGTCGCGCCATGGATATTTCCGATTCCCCTGCCGCTCCTTCGGCCGCTGAATGTTATGTTCAACGATCATCCGCTTTCCCCCCTTCGCACTCTTACCCATAAGTAAACCGGAACCCGTGCTTGAATGCCGATTACGCAGCAACAGCAGGGATTGTGGCCTCCTCGATCAGCTTTTCGAGCGCGGCATCCTCGATCCGGAGGCATCTTCCTAGCCGGACAACTGGCAACCGTCTCTCGTAAACCCATTCATAACAACTCTTTGTGGATATCCCCAGGCGGGCGCTTGCTTCCTTGATTGTCAAAAGTCTTCGCATTATAGATGCCTCCTGTCGGCCTCAAATGGATAGTGTGGGAAATGAGCGGAAAAGATACCACTGGTCCGCTTCTTCTCTTCCTGCTCGCCGTGATAGGGCGGCGAACGATGGAATAAGTTAGGCTGGCCGCGATTTTTCTTTCGTGGCGCGTAAACGCGAAGATGATTCCAGAACCGTCTTCGCGCATCTCCAGGCGTTCTCTTTTCCCCAGCTTCGGCCGGTCATCGCCAGCGCGTAACCCAGCCGCGGCGACACCACAGCGAAATTCCGGCCGCATTGCTGGAACCTCTCCTATTTGCCTTCAGGCTGATAGAGCGGAAACTGGGAGGAAAAGATAGCTCTGTTCTATTTCTTTTCTTCCTGCTCACCGTGATAGAGTGACGGCGGGACGATTTACTTACCGCGCCTAATCTTTTTTCTGATTTTCTTTCGTGACGTGTAAACGCTAGGAACATTCCAGATTCGTCTTCGCCACGCGCCAGGCGTTCTCTTCGCCATACCTCCGGCCAGTCATAGACACGGCGTAACCCAGCCGCGGAGACACCACGGCGATATTCCGGCCGCGGTTCTGAATGAACGCCTTCGGATCGAACTCCAGAACCGCCGCCTTCGCCGGCGACGGTTCGCGCTCCATCCGGAAGTTCGTATCGAACACAGGTTTCACGCCGCCGCCTCCCCTCACTCTCACAGTGGTAGTGGGGCGATTTCCTAGAAAGCCGACACGAATCCACTATTTTCCAGTGCCTTGCGTCCCCGTCGTAACCCCCACTCCAGCGACCCTAAAGCGCCCCTTACCGAAGATGGCGCTGATTACCAAAGATTCGTTTATTTTTCTGTTCTGATCTGGATATATTATGCGTAACACATTACAGCGGTGGCGATCATGTCGGGCGTAACCGGGGAGGGGCGTTTAAACATGGTGAACTACAGGACACTTTGCGCGACTGTTGATCGGCTGTACGAAGCCGGCAATCGCGGCGATGACTTGTTCGGCGCGATCCGCCTGAACCGCAACGTAATTGCCACATCGAAGGACGGGCTGGTGGAGATTCTCGGACCCCTCCAGAACCAGAAGCGGCTGGATCGCCCGGAAGGGATGAGCGGCCGTCAGTGGGTCAAAGCGCCCAAACAGGCGCGGCGGGATCAGCGTTCGGCCGCAGCGGAGAACATGACTATCGGCTCTGACCACGCGGACGAGGTAACGGCCGCATGATCGGCGCAGCTTCACCCCGCGCAATGGCGTTCGATAGTTACATGATCGAAGCTCCCACCCAGGAGCGCGCCGTAATTGGTCTGCTGATGCAGCGCAAATACCCCGCGAAGAGGTCGGCTGATTGCGCGAATGAGGAAGAGGCTTTCCACGGGGAATTTCTGGCAGCGCTTCGGAAGCTGGTAGATGGCTGGATCGATTCTGGAAAGACTACAGGCGGGGAGCGGCCTTGGGAGCGCGTGGCGCCGGCTGCGATTCTGGAGGAGGTCAAGCGGCATTTCCCGCCGCAGGCAACAGTTACCGCCGATGGTCGGATGGAACTTCAGTTAAGCGTTTCGCCCGATCATCTTCTGCGATTGCCCGTAAGAAAGCGTGCGCGACTGTTTGCGGGGTTCCACTTCGCAAAGCTCATCAGTTCATCGTCTCGCGAACGCCTCTCGCGCTGCGACACCTGTGGCGCCTACTTCGAGCGACAGCGAATGCCGAAACGGGGTATTTCAATCGGGCATGGAGTCCATTGCCAGAAGTGCAAAGGATCAGGCAGTTTGATCCGCGTTAGAGCGGAACGCGACAGGCGGCGTCGAAAATTGGTGGAATTGGCGGCCGGTTTCTGGTCAGCGTGGGATCAAAAAGAACGGCGAACCGGACGGTCCGAGTGGGTTGCCGCGCAAGTGAATCATCGGCTGCCACCCGGAGTTAAGGCGGTAGGCCGCCGATGGGTCACGCGGAATCGCGAAACCATCCAGGCTGCCGCCGAAGAGCGAAATCGTGAGTCCGCCCATCCGCCCCCGTAAACAGGGTAGTCAATGGCAAACCCGTACCCCCCCCTCGCACCAGTTATTCAGCTTGGCCATTCTTACACAAGGGAAAGACATTCATGCCTAGGTTAATCTCGAAATCCTCCTCCGATAAGCAGGACAGCCCAAACCACCGCAGCGCGGCCAGCGCCGCGCTCATGCTACCATCCGGCCGCGTCATTCCGGTCCCCACTGAAACCGAAATCATGAGCAAGAAACACCCGTTTACGATGGCGCTACACGATCTACCGGAGAGCGTCTTAGATATGATCGAGTTCACCATTCAACTGGATCGATCAGCCCGCCGCCCCGCGCCGGCGCCTCAGAAGCCAATTAGAGGCACCTGCCCATGCAGCCGATCGAATTTCTGACGATCAAGGAAGTCGCTGCCGTCTTGAAGGTTTCCGAAGACACGGTTATCCGCCGATTCGGGAACTTTCCGGGCGTGATCGATCTGAGTCGCGGAGAAAAGACATTTAAACGTCGCTATCGCCTTCTTCGTATCCCGAAGGAAGCGCTGGAGCGGTTCATTATCGAAAATCGTGTGCCGCCGCGCACGCATTCAACGGTGCGGCGCTGATAACAAGGGGAACCAATGTCTATTTACAGACCAAAGGGAAGCAGCGTCTGGGTCATGGATTTTGTGTTCCACGGCCAGCGCATCCGGGAGTCCACCGGAACGTCATCCATTACCAGGGCAAAAAAGATATGCGACAAGCGCCGGCGAGATTTAGAGGAGGGAGCGGCCGGCATTCGGCGGAAGAAACAGCCGGCGCTGCTCTCGGTTGCAGCGGCGCAGTTCCGCGAATCCAACCGGGTCCAGTGGTCGGCCGCAATGAACGAAATCGCGCAAAGAAATCTCGGCCACTTGTTGCCTGTGCTAGGAAAGCTGCTTCTGGTGGATATCGATGCAGTAGACGTTCAGCGTTATCAGGTCGCCCGATCAGCCGAAGGCGCCTCCAATCGCACGATCAACATGGAAGTAGCACTGCTGCGCCAGATCATGCGGAAACACGGCTTGTGGGCGCGGATCGCGCCGGACGTGAAGATGCTGACTGAACGCGGGGATGTGGGCCGCGCTCTCACCGCCGCCGAGGAAAGTATGATGCTGTTGGAGTGCGGGCGCTCCCGTTCTCGCATCTTGCTCCCGTTCGTGGTGCTCTCACTGGAAACTGGAGCGCGGTACAACACGATTCGCACGCTGCTTTGGGCAAACGTCGACTTGATGAATGGCTGCCTGAAGTTTGGCAAAGATAAGACGGCATCCGGAACCGGCCGCACCATCCCCCTGAGCAGCCGGGCTGTGGAGGCGCTGAAGTTCTGGGCGCAACAGTTTCCAGATCGGCTCCCATCGCATTACGTATTTCCGTTTGAGCGGTACGGCACGTCTGGAACCGAGAGAGTGTTCGGTTTTACCGGTGTCAAGGTCTATTCCGCCGATCCCACACGCCCAATCGGCGAGATAAAAACAGCCTGGCAGATGGCGAAGCGCCGCACGAGCAGGCATTGCCCGGAATGCAAAAGTGGAACGCTCGTCGATCAGGAGAAACCCGCCGCCGGCTATCGCTGTGTTGATTGTGGGTTCGTGACGCCGGAACTTCCCGCCGGGCTTGCAGGCCTCCGTTTACACGATCTGCGGCACAGCGCCGTTTCCAGAATGATTGCCGCTCGCGTTCCCTTGCCGATCATCGCGAAGATTGTCGGATGGTCCACAAGCACGCTGGCGAAGATGGCGGCGCGATATGGGCATTTCAGCATGGACGAACTACGTGGCGCCGTCGAGGCGATCAGCGCGCCCGCAGAAACAAGGGTTGTCGCGGAGTACCCGCAAAATCCCCCGCAGTCGCACCCCTCATTGAAGCGGGTTGTTCACTAACTTATTGATTTTATTGGCGGGCGAGGCGGGAATCGAACCCACAACCCCCGGCTTAGAAGGCCGGTGCTCTATCCGATTGAGCTACTCGCCCCAGCAGTCCCGAGCGTCGCGAGGGACCTCGCCTCACTCATTGTAACGGCGACCGCGGCCCGCAGAACCGCCGCCCACGCCGCTTCTGCCCCGCCCGCATCCGCTCCGCAACCGATGGCGTACAGCGTT